CAGACAATACTGGCTTAGGAAATCAGACTAGGGAGCTTACCTACATGCTAAACCCATCTAAAGTTATGTTAATTAACTCTCAACCTTTTAATAAGAATAAACAGCATCCAGAATGGTACCAAGGGTATGAAGTCTATCCAATTAGAGGATTTCCAAGAACTGAAGATATAAATTATTTTTTAAAAGGATTAGATGTAGTAATTACATGTGAGACTTTTTATAATAATAATTTTGTAGAAATTGCTAGAAAGAAAAATGTAAAAACTGTTTTACAGTATAATTATGAGTTTTTAGATATGGTTGTTAATCCTAAAATCCCTATTCCAGATATTTTAATTGGACCTACCCTTTGGTATTTTGATCATATGCAAGAGTTATTTGGAAATAAAGCTAAAGTTATTCATATGCCACCTCCAATTGATCATTTAAAATTTGAAGAAGTTAGAAAAATAAATATGTCCAAAGATCATTTTAGAATTTTACATGTTGGTGGTAAGGCAGCGTCCGAGGACAGAAATGGAACTCATTCGGTTATTGACATGTTAAAACATTCAAAAACAGATTATGAACTTGTTATAAAAACTCAAACTTCATTAAATATTAATTTTAAAGATTCTAGAATAAAAATAGATCATAATGATGATCCAGTAAGAGAAAATCTTTATCGCGGCTTTGATTTAATGATCTTACCACGAAGATACGCTGGACTATGCTTACCAATGAATGAGGCATTGATGAGTGGATTGCCAGTGTTTATGACTAATATATCGCCAAATAATACGATATTACCAAAAGAATGGTTGGCAAATTCTGAAAAAAGTGGTACATTAAAAACACGAATGTTATTGGATGTATATTCTGCAGATCCAAAACATCTTGGTAAAATGGTTGATAGTTTTATAAATCAAAGACATAAACTACAGTACAAAAATCATGCTTTTGAAATAGGAATGAATAATTTTTCTACAAACAATCTTAAAGATAGGTATTTTGATATATTAAAATAGGGCAAGTCTATTTCTAGACCTGCCCTATCTCTGCCGATTTATTTACTCAGACTTCTTTTTTCTTGGCTTTGCAGCCTTAAGAGCTGCTTCTACTTCAGATACCTTTGGCATACGACCAAAAGCTGCATCGTTTGGATTTACATAACGTGCTGCCACTGGGATTAGTGCACCTACAAGTGCTGCCCATAGATCCTTTGGATCTGTTACTCCAGCGATATAAAGTGTTGATGCTGCACCTACTACTGAACGAGCATATGATGCAAGCATTGCCTTATTTTTTTTACTTAGTTCCATTATTCCTCCTAGGATAGAACTTTAATTAGTATAGCATAGCCAGCCCAAAGACCAATTATTCCTGCAACTCCTGCAAAAACTGGTGGTGCTGGAACTGGCAATTTGAATGCTGCGAATACTACGCCACATCCAAAACCTGTTAACATTGATAATAAAATTTCTTTCAAAACTTTTCTCCTTTATTCTTATCTTCTGGATTTGCTTCAGGATTATCTAGCGGAGTAGGTGCAGTAGCAAGAGTTCCACAATTATGACATTGAATATCTAAATGGTACATACCAACAGTATAAGTTTCTGGATCAAATGATACTAATGCTCTAAATAAATTATCCCCACAATTTGGACATATGCATGTAGGGATACCTCTAGCGTCTATCATCTATATCCTCGGGAAGCAACTTTTTCAAATCTTGAAATTCTTTTGATATTTTTTTTAAAGCAAAGTCATGCGGTGGTACCATACCTTCAATTACTATTCCATACTTATTATAATATTCAAGCTGTGGCTCTACTTCGGTTATAAATTTTTTTAATCCTGACTGTACCTCTTCAATATATCCAAAAGCCCACTCCCTTGAATCTGATAAAAACTTAATAAAATTTTCTTTGTGAACATCATCATCTTCTTTTAATAGGCCATTAGATGACTCAGCCATTTGATTTATTGCACTGTACGCTACAAACAAACTTGCAAAACTGTCTGACATATTTTTTAATTTTAAAGTAGCCGAAATTAATCCAATTAAAAGTGATACAGAAAGTATACTTAATGCAACTAAAGCTATCTCCATATTCTAATTGTACTCCTTTTATATTACTATGTCAAGCCATACATTTTTTTAAAATTTATTCCAGTCATTTTTTCATATAGCTTAATATGTCTATATGTGCCTAGCCCAAACATTCCTTCTTCTATACCACACAAAACACGCTTTTGTTTGTCTTTTGATATATCTTCAAGTTCTTTCCAAGAAACTTTTCTTATATTTCTATCTTTCCATATTTTACTATAACCTTCACGAGAGTAAAAATGATACAGAATATTTACTGAAGGGGAGTAAATGTCCCACCCTCTTGTCCACGCTCTTACAGCAAAACAAATTTCTTCACCAAAAAAACTAATCTCTGGATCATAAGGAATTTCATTTACTATAGAGCCATCTGCAAAAACAAATCCAGCTAATATAGTAGTTGACAGCTCTGGGAATTTTTTTTGTTTATCACTAAACTCTATACGCTCTGCAGTCCATTGGCTTTTTTTTGTTAACTTTGGTATTTGTTTGGTAGGGTATGGAGGTTGGGTCTTAGAGTTTTTTATTATGTATGTTTGGTTATTGCTTTCAACACGAAACGGTGGGGGAAAGGCTGAAATGATTATTTTATTATTATTAGAAATATTTTTTGCTTTATTTAATTGATCTATACAAAGTACATCCCAATTTTTTTCAAACATTGTGTGAGAATCTATTTGTAAGAAATAATCTTCATTATTATATAAAGTCATAGCATGTGCTCTAGCAAATCCAGCGCCCCTTGCAAACTTAGGGTGAATTTTGATTAATGATAGATTAGGCACCCAAGATAAATCTGGTTCAAATTTTTCTATTTCTTGTAACACAACTCCAAAAAATAAATGCTCTGGATGTGCAGCATTTTCAATAGCAGATTTAATTGTTCTATTTAATTCAGGATCTCTGTAACTTGCTATTGATATAAAAATACTCATCTGTTTTCGTGTGTTACCCAGTAATATTTGCATGTTGAACAGCAAGGTTGATTATATATACTATGTTTGGCATAGCCAAACTTTGCATAATACATAGGATCTTTGTCAAATAAACTTGCTTTATGTGTAGTAATTACACGCATTAATTTATTTGTATCATTCCAGAATGACGGTGGCTGTTCTCCCCATTGTTCCCAGCATTGATCTTTTAACCTATTAAGATTTGCCTCGTTGTTTTCTGTACGAATACCACGTTTACGAGCTTCACGAACCATTGCTTGGACATATTGCCACAAACCACGTTCATAACCTTTCCACATTAGGACTGCTGGATGATTGCGCCATCCTCCAGTTGGAGACTTGCCAGATAGTACATTAAGAATTTGATAACACTCTAATATTTGTTTGTTTAAGCGCTTGCTGTCAAGCCATTTTGCTGTGGTGACTGGATTTGCTGATGGTAAAAATGTTTGCATTATCGTAATGGCTCCCTAGTAACTAACACAATAGCACCCTCCATTTCTAATGCTTTCTTTACCATGCTTACATATTTTACTGCTTCTAACTTTTGATCATGTGTCATACGAACAAAAGACTTCTCATCTAATTTTATCGTAATGAATGAGTCATTGTCAATAAGAGTTACCCCAAAATTTTTAGGGGCAGATATGGAATGAAATGCCATACGCATTTTATCTGTATACATTATTGCTCCATAGTTAATGCTTGCCATGTATAAAACCAGTCTTTTTTAGTCTTATGGCTGTTAAATTCTTTAGATATTTCTCCACTTTCTAGATATATACCGCCCCATATACCCCATTCTTTTCCAGAAACCCCTACTGCAAAACATTTTTTAGCTACTGGACAGGTACGACAAAGAGAATCAACAAACTCTCTAGTTTCTGTTTTTTCTTCATATATATCAAAAAATAAATTTGTATCAGAATTTAGACAAAGTGCTTCATCTTTCCATAGATGTTGCTTCATATTTACCTTTTATATTTATTCGGTATGTCCCACCCTTGGCGAGTTACAGGATAAACTCTTTGAAGATACCAAAGTCCATTGACTCTTACGCCATCAAGCGAAGTTCTAGCTCCATCAGATCTTTTGCGATCAACTACATCCCATCCAACCCAAGACAGGTTACTATTTTTGGAAACAATTTTTTCCATTTGTTCTAAATTTTTAATAATCATTTTACTCCTAGTATCTAAAAATTCCTACTTCAATATTTTTTAATTCTGCTTCTGCTGCTAACTTTGAAATACTTTGCTTTGGCTTTGATAGAAAAGCAAAATAGTGCATATGTTCCATATTTTCATACACCCATTGGGATGGAACTCTGTAGTATTTAATCTTTTTACCACGAGCCTTCATACCACGTTCAGATAAGTTGCAGAATTCAGAAGTCATTGAATTAATTTTTGTTGGACCAACGGTATATATATTTAACTCTTCATCACCATTCTTCATTCCAGACATGGCTACGCCCATAGCACGAATAAATACATTATAGTCATCAAAGTCATTAGTTCCCTGAACTACCACGTTCATCTTTTTTCCCCCTACCTAAATTATCCAGTATAAAAAGCATTTTGTCAATATCTTCTTTTGACAAATTAGAAGTATCAATAGGTTTAGCAGTAGACATATCTGGATGATCATTAATAATATCTGCAATATAGAATATATTATTATCAACCCAATATGCTTTATCTTCAGCCAAAATTATTTTGGCATTATTGTTATCTATCCTTTTCGTTAACTGAGTTTCTTTATTTTGTTTTATATTATTTTTTGTATAAAACTTTTTAGTAATGCTATGTATATCGCTTTGACGATATGAAAAGCTTTTTAAAAAATGTTGTTCATTTTTTTTTACTATTCTAAGTATAACAAAAGATATAGCAATTGTCAATAAGAATACAAAAAAATAATCCAATTTTTTTCCTAAGAATCACTTTTTATTTTTTTTATTTTTGTTGCTGGCTCTGGTTCAATTTGATTTGCAACTAGTTTATTTATTTTTATTTGTGATTGCAAAACTTGAAATTCAAGATCAGATGATTTTTGTCTATAGAAATTAAGTAATTGTTTAATTTCTTCATTATTTAAATCCTCCACTGCCTACCCCCTTTTTGGATTAAATGCGCTACCTTCCCAAATTTTTTCTGTCTTTTTCTTTTCACGTTCAACTATTGCACGTGACCAAGAAAATCCAGCATCCCCTCCCCAGGCATCCCACATGATTCTGCCATTTGAAGGGTTACTAGTATTATAGAAGTCTTTTCCTTTTTTGTCAACTTCGTGACGAGAAAAGAAAGAATACATACGTTTTACTGTATCAAGAGATAGACCACGACCAGCTACTATATCAGTTGCACGACCCCATCCTACTGCCGTACCAGCTCCTGTAGCTTTTCCTTCTTCTTTCCAACGAAGTGCACGACGTGCTGCTGCTTTCATTCCAGAAGTTGGTGTATATGTTTCTGCCTTATGAAGATCTGAAGGCTGTACTATATTAATTCTTGGCATTTTTTTTATACTCTCCGTATTTTCCTAATACTGCTTTTACTGTTCCATCTTTTCTTAATCTAACAATCATACCGTCTTTTATTTGAACTGCATTAAATTTACGGTGAGGCTTGTAAGATCCCGAAGACATTATTTTACAAACGGATTTAGGTCAAATATTGACCCAGACCATTCACCCATTCCTTTTGTGGCTTTATTTTTCCAATCTTCTGGAAGCATATCCATTGCATTAAGAGCACGGGCACGACGAATGATGTGTTGTTTTGCAGCATCATAATTTTTAGCACGACCAACAGATCTAATAGCATTCATTAAATCTGAACGGCTTGCAATTGGAAAAGATCCATCTGGCATAGCTGTTCCAGATTCTGCCATTCTTTCACGAGTAGCTCCAGAGAACTCACGCTTATTCATATCCTCATCATACATTTTGTATGTACCTCCACGTCGTTTATATTCTTGAACTACCCATCCATTTGCAACCGCTGATGGATATGTATCAAACTTATCTTTTGCTTCTTGAACAATTCTTGCATATAATCTTGGATTTGATGGTGTTGATCCACCTCTACGTGGTTTAATCATATCTTCATAATTAGGCTTATCTGCTTTATCTACTGGAACGCAATTTGGAACCATTTTTCCGTCTTGTTCTTTCATTCCACGCTGAACATATCCATCCCAACAGGGCGTTTTCTTTTCAATTTCTTCTGGACAACATGGCTGTGATTTTTGATACATCATAGAATTATCCATTGCTGTTTCCATTTCTGATAGTTCTGGCTCCATTGGTAATGGGCTAATTGGAATCATTAGACTCATCATACAGGCAGAATATTCTCTTGTTGCTTCCCAAAAACCATCTTCTTCTTGTTCATATAGCTGAATCATAACTACTGGATTTTCTGCAGATGCAGTTAGAGTGTATTCTGCACCTTCTATCCCAAGCATACCTTCACGCATAACATGAACTACTTGTCCAATATGAAATTCATCTTCTTCTCCGTGTGAGGTTAATGCCCAATCTCCTTCTTTAAGATTAGGAATGCCTTTACCAATATTTCCTTCACTAACATTAATAGCATAAATTTGAGCAGCAGCCTGCCCTCTAGTTTTGTGGCAACCCATTACTGTCCCGTCGTCTTTTAGGGCTGGGTAGCCTGAACACCCATAAGATCCTTTGGCACCTACATGATATGGCATAATGCCATTATATCAGAGTTCTTTGCTTTTCAATAGCCTTTTTATTTCTTCAATTCCCCAACGATCCTCTTTAGAAAGGGTAGATAATATACTGTCATCAAATGCTTTTTCTGTAAGTCTTACTATAGGATTTTGATCAGCAATATTAATATCTAGTAATCCCTTTTCCCATAGTCTCATTAATTCTCCATTAACATGATTTACATGTTCATCATATAGCACTGGAGATATTTCTTTTAATTTAGGAGTAAACTGATATAAAAAGTCGCCTGTTTCCGTATCTACCCCAGCAACCTGCAGAGCACCAGCAAGAATTAACTCATCCATAATTTCTTGATTTGTTTTATCCATTTATAAATTCTACCAGCTGATCTCTTGTTTGTCCACCTATAATTCTATTTTTTTCTATACCGTTTTCAAATAAAATAAATGTAGGTACCGATTTAATCCCAAATGTTTTAACTAAGTCGCCATTATCATCTACATCTATAATCTGAAATCCTGCCTGTGTTTGTTCAATATTAAGTTCTTGAACAATAGGTTTTGTTTTTTTGCATGGTTGGCACCAATCGGCGGTAAAATAATAAACAGTTTTCATTGATTGTGTCCGCCAACTAATCTATTCTCAATAAGCTTATCTCTTTCATCAATAACCTCAAGCATAAAAGCCATCATTTTTGTATATGCATCTGGATTGTTCATAATCTTTTCATAATGATGACCACAGAACATAAGATCTCCAGTAGATCCTTTTACCATAACATATGCCTGTGCACCGCACTGATCACAGCGATCAATTATTCTTAATGCATACTCTTTTTCTTTTACTGATGGATGGTCTTCAACAATATTATTCATAATATAATTATATATCTACTTTCTATTATCAGTTTTATAAAATCCAGGACCATTGAATTGTATCCCAAAATTAGAATAAACACGAACTAATTGTTTATTACAAACATCACAGGAATAGCCTGGATCACTATCAGATATTGACCTTGTTTTGGAATATCTAATAGCACAGGCCATACAGTCATATTCGTATGTTGGCATGATTTAATTATACCCTAAGCTATTTTAGAAGTCAATCTAATGTGTGTTCTAATTCTATGACAGTTAGCACAAACAACTTCGCACTTTGATATTTCTTTAAGTATTGCTTTCCATGAAAATCCATCATGAATCATTCTAGAAATATTGTATTTTTTGTCTTTAATGTGATCAAAATCAAGAACTATGTGGTTGTTTTCTCCGCAATCCACACATCCACTTGCTGTTTTTATTTCAGCAAGTTTCTTTTTAAATTGCTGTTTATTATAATATGCTAGTTCTTTTTCAGTCATAGCAATTATTATTATATCAAAAATTATTAAGCCCCACACGGGTATTCAAGCACTATGGCCCGATTTATAAAATGGGTAACTAATCCATCCCAAGGCCCATGTGGGGACTTCTATTTTACTACTTTACTTTAATTGTTTTTGGTTTCTTTTCCTCTGGAATAACTCTATCAATATTGATATGTAGCATTCCATCTTCCATTTCAGCACCAGTTACTTCCATATATTCACCAAGGGCAAATGTGCGAGTAAATTTTCTAGCAGCAATTCCTTTATGAACAACTTCTGCATCTGTAACTTCTGCAATTTCCCCCTTAATAATCAATGTCCCATCATCTACTGAAACATTAATATCATTTTTTGAGAAGCCAGCGACAGCTAAAGATAGTTTATATGTATCATCATCCAACTTAATTAAATCATAAGGTGGATAACTTGTTTGCCGTGATGCTAATTGAACATTAGCTAATCGTTCCATTTCACGATTAAAGCCAATAAAAAAAGGATCCTTAAATAGATCCCATGCAAATGAACTTACCATTTTATTCTCCTTTTCAGCGAGTTTCATCTGTACCCCCTTTTGGCAGGTACATTTATATTATACCATATCTCTTTGTAAAAATTTATTATAAATTTCAATATTTTTACTAATTTCATTTGTTTTTGATTCAACATATTGTTTTATATAAAAATATTCTTCGCCTACCTGCCTTGGTAAATTGCCGTGAGTTAATGTTGCATAATTGTTAAATTTATGATTGTTCATTATATTGAAAATATGATCTGATATATGTTCTGAACTTGGTAAATTATAAATTTTATCGGATTTTCCTGAATACTTAGATATTCTAATTAATTCTTTTCTAATATCTTTTGTAAAACTATCAAAAAAGATAATCAAGCATTGTTCATTTTTATATGCGTTGCTATACAGCTCATGATAAAAATTATTATGAAAATCAAATGATTCTCCTAATCCTTCTTTTAAGAAGTTATCTATTTTAATAGAATTTTTATCATGAGCTGTTTTATAAATATACTCTCCATATGCCCTATATATATTAGAAGTTATAGAATTAATTGGTTCTCTTATTGTAATAATCTGCATAGTATTTTCTATTTTTTTACCAGCTAAGAAAGCACTATGTATTTGCTCATAAATTCTAAAATTTAAAAACATGGTAATGCCAAATTTTAAAAATGTACTACCAGTTCTAGGATATGAATTCATAAAAAAACTATCATATTCTATGTCTTTATTCATTTTTTATCTTATATCTTTCTATTATAATGTAAATTTAACAACATGGCAACATGGATCGCCACCATCTTCCCACTCTTTAGACTCTTCTTCACTCATATAAGGATCACCATCATGTGTTGTACAGAATGGTTCAGAAATCCAACCATTATCAATACCAGTTTGTAACCAAATAGGAAAATCGTTTGCATCTTTCATATCTATATTCTACCTTTATTTACTTAAAAAGTCAATAGGATATAGACAATGTGGACTATATAAAATAGCAGCATCTAAAGCTTGAGTCAGCCTACGCTTTGGATCTTTATAGTTTTGGGTAGCATGCAAAGAACCCATTGCATAGGCTGAACCTGAACCTATGGCAGCAAAATTTGTGTCATAGGAAATCATTGTTAAATTGGCAGATTCATGCTCATACATTCTGCCTTTAATACATATCAATAAAGTTAATTCTGAGTCTTTTTCTGCTGGCATACCCCATTTATCATAAAACTTTTTAAGTTCTTCAAGAAATTTACCACGCATAAATTTATCTATATTGCCTTCGGGTTTCGGCGGTATAAAATTATTTTGAATTATTTGTCCTTCAAGAGTTCCACAATATCCAAATAGATAATCTCCAGACTTCCAGATCTTTGGAATATCTGATTTCATTTGTTGTGATTCATCTACAATAGCTCTTTCTCCAGCCATGTAGCATTTATTATCTTTAATTATTGCTGCTATACAAGTCATGCCTACCCCTAGATTTTCCTGTTTATTTAGTATACCAGGAATATTTTAATACGTCAAATAGGTTTTATTTGATATTTTGACCACAAGTAGGGCAGGTCTTTGCCTCAGATACCGCCTCAGATGGGGCAGATTCGGCCTTAGCAGCCCCTTTAAACTTAGGACGACCAAATCCTACTATGGATATCTGTACACCCTTTTTATTCTTCTTATAGGCACGAAGTTTCTTTACGACTTCCCCGCCATTACGCTGAGATTTCTTTGGGTCTCCTGATGTATTACCCTCAATGCACCAAACGGTTCCATCCTCGTTATCTTTAATAACGATTCCTACGTGTGAAATTCTATCAACACCGTCTCCAGGAAAATCAAAGTATGCAATGTCACCTGGATCTGGATCAGCAATCTGAGCATCTAGCCACTTGCCAGATTTTTTAAATGCTGCTGCTCCACCTGGAGTGTAAACAGTGTTTGGAACTTTTACGCCAGCCTTATCAGCACACCACATTACAAATGATCCACACCATGGTTGAAAATTAGCTTTTGTAAAAGCACCATACTTTGTTTCATTATCTTTTGGTCCTTCAATGTAACCAATTTCTTCCTTGGCTATTTCAATTAACTTTTCTGCTGTTCCCATTTCTGCCATGATTAATCCTTATCCCATTCTTCATCAATCTCTTGCTCTTCTGGCATTTGTGAATTATCTTTACCAGCAGGAACTTCTTCTGCTACCGCTTCTGTTCCTGTCGCTACTTCCTCTGCAACTGAAGCATTGTTTTCCATTGCATCTTTCATTTCTTGTGCACCACTTTTACCAATTAGCAAACCTGCGAGGGTACCAGTAATAAATGTAGCAACACTACCAAGTACATTAAAGAACATCTTATCATTTTCAGATTGTGCATTTACTGGTTGTGTTACAAAAATCAGGGCATATAAAATACCCAATGTTGTTGAAAGGAGAATAACTCCTAACATAATTCCTAATGCAAATTTTAATCTTGCATCTAATTCTGCAGATGTATATCTATTCTTGCTCATTTGGTACTTCCTCCACTGTGCTCTCAGTTCCATTAGTTATATCTGATCCTACTAAATCTTCTGGACATGCCCCATTTACTGTACAAATAGGTGGCTTGCATTCTGCATTTTCCCAGTTTGCTGGATCCTGGCAAGGATAGCGATAGTGACCATCATATCCACATCCTGTTAAAAGAACGGCAAATAGGGCAAGACCGATTATCCTTAGCATACCCACCATTATACCAAGTTTATTCTTCTTTTTCCTCACGAAGGGATATTGTGGCAAGCCATATAATAGTAGATAATATTGTTGCAATACCTACGATCTGTTGGGCGGTACCTGTAAGAGTAAGCCATGCAATAAAAAATCCTAGTAATGTCCATAATTGGGCAATGCTTTCCTTGACTGCCTTGCCAAACCATACTAGAAGGCCTTTTAGAGCCTTTAGGCCCCATTGTGGGGTCTTCTTTAGGACTTCCCATACCTTTGACATATATGGCTTTAATTTCTCAAGCCATGGTTTAAGGTTAGGCTTAGGTACATTAACCTTTACTTTAGGCACCTTAACCTTTACCTTGGGCATCTTTGATAACATATTTTTAATCTTTTCCATACTCGTATTATATCCTCCTTAATGACATAACAGAATTAACTATGTTAGAAACCAGAATCACTGGAATAATAACCTCTTGTGCCTTTTCTCTTTGGTCATCTGTCATATCACTACCCCATTCAGATGGACTCATAAGTTTATCTAGGTCTATGTTTGTAAATACCGCTGCAACCGCCCCTATAGGATCTGCGAGCATCTGCTCTGCCTGAGCCTCAACAATTGCATCTGCGATTGTATATGGCATAGGGGCATCTGCATTCTCTTGAGCCTTTTCAGCAAATGTTACGATAGCGGTAGATACTGCTGGATTGTTTTTTGCTGCTTCTGCAATAAGCATAACTTCGTCTGTTTTAATTCCAAGACCTTTTGCAAATTCTTTTTTAGCCTCTGGATTTAATTCAGTTATAAAGTTTGATACTGCTGACATTAATTTAGAATCATTTATAGCAATTAGTTTGTTTAATTTTTTAAGTTCCTCGTCAGAAATAGGATTGCTATCCGTGTTATCATTATCTGGTGCTGGACTTACAGGTTCTTGATCGTCAGTTGGCTCTGGTTCAGGAGTTGGCTCTGGATCTGTATCCGTTGTCTGAGGTGAAGGCTCTGGTGTTGGTTCTTCAGAAGGCTCAGGCTCAGGGCTTGGATCTTCGGTCTCCTCATCTGTGGTATCGGAACTTGGAGAAGGACTGGGAGTGTCTGGTTCAGTTTGTTCTTCTTCATCAGGGAATCTTGGATCCTCTGGTGTAACTATTTCTGGCTCAACTTCTACATCTGGTTCTGGTAATTCTGGCTCTTCTGTTGGTTCATTTGTAGGCTCTGGTGTTGGTTCTGGTGTAGGTTCTTCAACATTGTCACCATTGATATTTGCGATAAGGTAATTAAGATTAGCAATGTCATTTGCTAAAGTTACTGCTTCTACTACTGCTGCCTGTTGCTCTTCTGGTGTAACAGGTTCTTCTGTTGGAGATGCCGTTGGGTCTGGTACTGGTTCTGGTGCTAATGTTGGAGTTGGCTCTCCAGCCTGTATTTGTGTAGCACCCCATGCCTCAAGAGAAACAATTTCTCCACTATGTAATCTAACACCAGTTCTAAGGTTAGGATATTCTGGTCCTTGATAACTATATGCTACAGATATTCCGCCAGTATTTGTAATTGCAACAATAATATTAATATTACTTGGAGTTGGAGCATTCCATTGTCCAAAAGGAATAACTTCAAGATCTAATTGAAATCCACCTTCAGAATAAGATATATTCAATGTATCTGGTGCGTTATACCAACCTGAAACCCAGTCCATAGAGTATAAAGAAATAGATGGGGTATTTGGATAAGTCCAATATGTATTATCTGGATTACCAAATGTAATTACTGAATTAGTAGTTGCATAAACATTAGAATATTGAACACCATCAAATGTAATTGTTGTTGCTATTGGTATTTGATAAGAAGTGTCATCTCCACCGCATGTATCCATTGTATGTACTGTTGGAGTTGCATCACCTTCGTATGCTGCTGCAATTGCTTGTGATTGGACATAGTTTACACAAGTAGCATATGCATTGTTTGGAAATCCAAACATTGCTGAAAATACAATTCCCACCACTGCAATTATGCGTAGGAATTTATTTATTTTATGCTCCTATTTAATTATATAGATAATCATATTATATCATTAAAAAAGAAAAAGGCGCAGATTGCTCTGCGCCCTAATCTTTAATTTGTTAATTACTTAACAAGTGTGACCTTTGCTTTTGGATTCTTTGCATTCCACTTCTTTGCAAGTGAATTGAAAGCAGCCTTCATGTCAGCAATTGCTTTAGCATTTTCTGCCTTGACTGCATCTAGTTCTGCCTTAGCAGCAGCCTGTGCATCTGAAAGAGCCTTATCTGCAGCAACCTTAGCAGTTACAGCATTAGCCTTTAGAGTTACAACTTCTGCCTTTAGAGCAAGAATTTCTGCATCTGAAGCAGCCTTTGCATCAGCAAGTGCCTTAGCGCCAGCAGCTTTTTCTGCAGCAAGTGCAGCATCGGCAGCAGCCTTAGCGGTTGCAGCAGCAGCAGTAGCAGCAGCCTTTTCTGCAGCAAGTGCAGCGTTAGCAGCAGCAAGTGCGCCAGCAAGATCTGAAACAGTTACGATAGCAGTCTGTGATGTAACTGCAGTTGCAAGGGTTGGAACTGCAGTAGGCGCTGTAATAGAAGCACCAACAGCAACAGTTCCAGCAGTTGCAGGAAGTGTTAGATCGGCAGAATACTTACCTGTTACAAGAGCATCGGCGGTAACTGAACCAGCAGTTACTCCACCAAGTGCCGTAACAGTAATTGTTTCACCACTCTTTGGATTTCCAAAAATATCTGATACTTCAAAAGTAGCAGTTACCTTTGATGCAATTCCACCATTGGCAGGAACTGTCATCTTAAGATTGTAGGCAGGACCTACGGCTCCCTTAAGATATACGGTTGTTGCTGCTCCAGTTACGGATGCAGTAAGAGCAGATGCAGATGTGCTAGTTGTAAATACATAAACTGTAGCAGTTGTGCTTGCTGGCGTTACTGTAAGACTTGTAACTCCAGATGCTGATGTTACTGTAGCACCAAGAGCGCTTACAATTTTAGCATTTCCAGTTGTAGTAAATGTTACTGGTGTTCCAGCAACTACTGTAGCAACAACAGTTAGTGCCTCTTCGGAACCAACAGTTGAAGTATCAGAAACAACATTATCAAACGGAACCTTAATTACATAAGGCGCTGCAGCAGTACCAGAACCAGAGTTAGCAGTTGTTACTGCTAGAGATACTGTGTTGGCACTTGCAGGTGTTGCAACAATTGTGCCCAAAGTCATGGCTGCAACCAGACCAAGAGCGATCTTCTTAAATGAATTCATTTTTCTCCTCGTATAATTCATTGTATTTTATATTAGTTTGTATTGATTAAGGTAATCCTCAACATCGTCGGGAATTTCCTTAGTATCTAATTCTACCATAGCCCTTTGCTTTTCTGCAAGTCGGCTAGCAGAACTCCAAGTATGAACTTCAATTTCAAGATTAGAATCCCTACTTGTATGAGAAATTGCCCCAAATACCGCCCCACAAACGGCATCTGCCAAGTCCTTAGATTTCTTTCTTGGGTGATCTATACGATTATTTTTCATAATCTTAAGCTCACTCATTTCATCAAGAAGTAAAGGAATATATGGCATAGCAATTCTTTCTTCATATATCATCATAGCAAGGTCTTCATAGTGTTTCTTAGCAACAGAAACTGTATCAGTTCTCATTCCTACCGCCTTTAGTTCCTGTTGAATATCAAAGGACTGCCAACGATCAAATGTAACCATACCTATATTAAAACCTTCTCTACGAAGATTCATTATCCATTTTTTAACCTCAGATAAGTCAACTGGACCTTCTACCTTCGGTTCCCACCATGCAACAGCATCAACGATAACAATGGGAGCAACCTGTTCATAGTCTTTAATTACCTGAACATTTACCCATCGCTCAACATGTGCAATTGCTACAGCACATTTATCGTGTTTTTGTGCAAGATCGGCATGAACATAATAAATTTTATCAGGGTCTGGTTTAAAAGTCAAATCAAATCTTCTATAATTATCCACAGGATTTCTGAGTGTCATACATTTTTCTAATTTATCTTTTTGTTTGAAGAATGCATCAGATGAATATGTAGGGGTACATAAAAATCTCATCATTGCATCTCCTAAATCTGTTAAAAATGCAATCTTAAAATCATCAATCTTTCTAGTAGGATTTACTTCCCATGTAGGTCTTTTTAATGCAAACATTCGTGGGTATTTATAAGATTGAATATGATCTTCTTCCCATACTATTTCAAATTCATTATCTGGTCCTTCTGGTAATTCTTCATTAATAATAAATTTATGTCGTCTTTCTATTGTTTCTTTTTCCATAATTACATCTTCGTACCGTTTTGAAATAAAATCACCGTTATAACGAGGAAATGAAAGAAGAACTACTTTACCAAGATCTGGAAAACGAGAATCTACTGTACCTCTAAAAGCTTTATATATATTATCTGCTGTTTTACCCTGCTCATTTCCTGTTCCTACCTCAGTAGCAAAGCCTGATATTTCATCAAGCACCGCCATAAATAAGTTAAGACCCTCATGAGATTCACGTTCAGAGTGTCCAGAATAAACAGTTATAGATTTATTAAAATCAATTGAATTTACTTTTGCTTCATATTTACCAGCAAACCAAGGTGACTTTTCAATTTTATTTTTAAAACCTTTAAAGAAAACATTTTTAGCTTGTTCTGCGTTAATAGCAACGTTAATAATATCTATTGCATCTCCACTTGGCTTTCCGAAATATCTGGCAGGGTCTTTAAGACAAAGTAACTTATAAACAACGTAAGCACAAGCCACAGTAGAAACAAAGTCTTTACCACTACCTTTACCGAGCTGAAGAATGATTTCGTTTTTGGTATATTTGTCATAATGCGATCCTCCTTCTGCAGTACCCATTAAGTCCTGCAAATCTTCCTTCCTATAAATTTGACTCATTGCTTCAACAATGTCATATTGAATTTTTGACAGCGGTGGCTGTGCAAGATATTCTGGAGACTCAACAAATGTTTTTACATCTACTGGTGTCTCTTCAAAATGATTATCTTTAAGTACCTCAAGAAAATCATTGAACATTGTGGACAACTGTTATAACCTCTCCCTCTTTAGCAATAGCAGATAGCCTTTGCATAATTAAGTCACGCACTTCTGGATGCTCTGATGCAATATCACGAAGAATGCCAACAAGAACTT